TCGTCTCATGCTTACATGGGTAACTATGCTACAGTTCCTGCATCAAACAAAATTAATCATACTGAAGCTTTAATTAGTATGCCAACAACAACTGGTACTTTAATTGGTACAGGCGATACTGGCACTGTTACAAATGCGATGTTAGCTGGTTCAATCACAACGGCAAAACTTGCTGGTAGTATTACAAACGCAAAATTATCTAATTCAACTATCACAATTAGAGACGATAGTTCAACAACAGACGCAGTTGCGTTAGGTGAAACATTAATATTTGAAGGTGGCTCTGGTATCACTACAACGGTCACAGATAACAAGGTATCATTTGCGACAGATGGCTCTATTGTAACAGAAACATCTACTGATACATTAACAAATAAAACTTTAACTAGTCCTGTCTTAAATACAGGTGTTAGTGGTACTGCTATTAAAGATGAAGACAATATGGCTTCAGATAGTGCCACTCATTTAGCAACTCAACAATCAATTAAAGCATATGTAGATTCGCAATTGACAGCACAAGATTTAGATTTCCAAGGTGACTCTGGTGGCGCTTTATCAATTGATTTAGATAGTGAAACTTTAGATATTGCTGGTGGCACTGGTATAGATACCTCTGGGTCAGGTAATACATTAACAGTAGCAATAGACGCAACTGTTGCAACATTAGCAGGTACACAAACATTTACAAACAAAACTTTAACTAGTCCAAAAGTTAATGAAGATGTAGCAGTCACAGCGACAGCTACACAATTAAATCATACTGTTGGGGTGACGAGTGCTATTCAAACACAATTAGACGCAAAAACAACACCCGCATTCGCTATTGCTCAAGCAGTCGCACTAGGATAGGATATAAATAGTATTATGGCAACACCAAGTACAAGAGAAACATTAAAACAATACGCTTTGAGAGCGTTAGGGAAACCTGTAATTGATATAAACGTTGATGATGACCAACTAGAAGATAGACTAGACGAGGCATATCAATATTACGCAAACTATCACTATGATGGTATACGAAGAACATATTTAAAATATCAATATACACAAGCTGATAAAACAAGAATGACTGCCGATGGCTCTAACGAAACAGCAACTAAAAACTCTGTATCATCAACATTTGTTGAAGGACAAAACTTTATTGTTGTACCAGAATCAGTAATTTCTTGTATTAATATATTTCCTTTTTCTAATAAAGGTAATTTAAATTTATTTGATGTAAGATACCAATTAAGATTAAATGATCTATATGATTTTTCGTCAACATCAATAATTAATTATGATATTGTATTAAGACATTTAGATTTTTTAGACCATATATTAGTTGGTGAAAAACCTTTAAGATTTAATCAACACGATAATAGATTATACGTTGACATGGACTGGAATAATGACATAGAAGTAGGTGAGTTTTTAATTATAGAGTGTTATAGAAAATTAGACCCAACAACATTTACAGATGTAAACAATGACATATTTTTAAAGAGATATGTTACAGCTTTGTTTAAAAAACAATGGGGCGCAAACTTATCTAAATTTAATGGTGTCGCTATGTTAGGTGGCGTAACTTTAAATGGTCAACAAATTTATTCAGAGGCATTGTCAGATATAGAAAAGTTAGAAACAGAATTAAGAACAACTTACGAATTAAACCCTGCAATGATGATGGGATAATGCCATGCCAGTTAATCACTATTTCCAAGATGGTAACGGCATTGGTAACACAGCCGAAAAAAGATTATACGAAGATTTAATTATTGAAGGTCTAAAGATATATGGCCAAGATGTTTATTACTTACCAAGAACACTAGTCAATAGAGATTTAATTTTAGGCGAAGATATGTTGTCTAAATTTTCATCTGCGTTATTACTTGAAGCGTATATGGAAACAACTGAAGGTTTTGCTGGCGAACAAGAGATTGTTAATAAGTTTGGTTTAGAGATCAGAGAAGATACAACTTTTATGATCGCCAAGAAAAGATTTAATCAAGCTGTAGATGAAAAGGCTACTTTAGTTAAAGAGGGTAGACCAAACGAAGGCGATATAATTTATATGCCTTTGATGAATAGTTTTTTTGAGATACAGTTTGTACAAGACCAAGAGCCTTTCTTTCAACTAGGTCAACTACCAGTTTATAAACTAGTATGTACTAGATGGGAGTACAGTTCAGAAGAATTAAATACAGGTGTAGGTACAATTGATAGTGCTGAAGATCAATATAGTTTAGATATGTTGGCTCACCAATTTACTTTAGAGAATGAAGTTGGATCACTACAATTAGAAAACGATAGTGCAAGTGGTGATGCGAATTATCTATTACTTGAAACTTATGACTTACAAACACAATCAAATTATGCACAAAACAATGATTTAGATGCACAAGCTGGTTTTGATACATCTTCTACGGCAGATGATATATTAGACTTTACAGAACGTAACCCATTTGGAGAGGTTGACTTTTAATGTTTGGAACATATTTTTACAATGAGAGTATGAGAAGAATGACCATAGGTTTTGGTCAAATCTTTAATAACATACAAATCAAAAGACGAGATAGCGCTGGTAATGTTACTCAATCTATTAAAGTACCATTAGCTTATGCGCCAAAAGAAAAGTTTTTAGCTAGACTAGACGCACAACCTAATTTAAGTGAAAGAGAATTTGCGATAACTTTACCTCGTATGAGTTTTGAGATTACAGGTATTTCATATGACTCTAGTAGAAAACTAACAAGAGTACAAAAATTTAAACACGTTAAGTCTGGCGCAGATGGTAAAGTATTAAACTTTAATTATGTTCCTGTACCTTATAACATATCTTATAATCTATATTCTTTTACAGCAAGTGCAGAGGCAGGTCTACAAATTATAGAACAAATATTACCTTTCTTTCAACCTGACTTTACTGTGACTGTAAATGCGATACCAGAATTAGACATTAAGAGAGATATACCTATTGTTTTAAATAGTGTAAATTATGAAGACACTTATAGTGGTGACTTTTCACAAAGAAGAGCTGTAATATACACATTAGGATTTACTGCGAAGACTTATCTATTTGGACCAGCGTCAACTCAAAAAGTTGTTAAAACAGTACAATCAGATGCTTACATGGATACGGATACAACTAATAAAGCAAGAGAAGTAAGAATTACTATCACACCTAATCCAACATCAGCTGACGCAGATGATGATTTTGGATTTACAACAAATATACAACAATTTACAGATGGTAAAAAGTATAATACAACAACAGATAGTGATGAATAAATAGTAACATGGCAATAAACAAAGTAGGATCAAAAGGTATAGTAGATTGTTCGGTCGCAGCGGTAGACTTTGCGCCTGGTACGGTCACTAATGCTAAATTTGCGAATACAACAATCACAAACGCAAAGTTATCTAACTCATCACTTACAGCATCGGGTACATCTATAGCTTTAGGTGCTAGTGGTACATTAAATAATTTTTTTATAGATTGGCAGTCAAAAGTCACTTCTGATGGTAGTACAGTTACAACTATGGTTGCTGGAAAAGGATACATTATAGATAATTCAAGTGCCGCAGGTATTGTTAAATTACCAGCTTCTGCTAGTATAGGTGACCTTGTGGTTATAAAAGATTACGCAGGAAACTTTGGTACAAATAATTTAACAATACAAAGAAATTCACATAAAATACAAGGTGTCACAAATAACTCTATAATCACAACTAATCGTGCTACAGTTAAATTAGTTTATGTTGATGCCACAAATGGTTGGTTGTATGTAGATGAACATAATATAGGTACTTTAGTTCCTCAGTTTATAGAAGCCACAGGTGGTACAGTAACAACATCTGGTAATTTTAAGATACATACTTTTACAGGTGACGGTAACTTTGTTGTTAGTCAAATAGGTAATCCATTAGGAGGTCCTAATAATGCATCATATTTAGTAGTTGCTGGTGGAGGTGGTGGAGGAGCAATCGCTGGTGGAGGCGGTGGAGGTGGAGGTTTTAGAGAGGGAAAAGACTCTGCTGATTCTTATTCAGTTTCTCCTTTAGTTGCTCCAGCAGGCTTACCAGTTTCAGCACAAACTTATCCAATTACCGTAGGCGCTGGTGGAACAGGAACACCTGGCCCAACTGGCACTGCTACACCAGGTGGCGATGGATCAAATTCAGTATTCTCAACTATTACATCAACAGGTGGTGGTGGAGGAGGTAGTCAAAGTAATGGTAGAGACGGAGGTTCTTCAGGTGGTGGAGGACACCCTAACACTTCTGAAGGCTCAGGAAATACCCCACCAACAAGCCCACCTCAAGGAAAAAGCGGAGGCGGTGGTAATCCAGTTTCAGGTGGTGGAGGTGGTGGAGCAACTGATCCAGGCGGAGGAGGAAATCCAGGAACAGGTTCACCATATTCAGGTGGAGGACCAGGAGGTGACGGAGCAGGAACAGCTATTAACCCTGCTGTAGGAACACCTGGACCTTGTGGTTCTTTAAGATATTTTTCTGGCGGAGGAGGAGGTGGATCAACAGCTGATTCACTATCAAATCCTACAGGCGCTGGTGGTATAGGTGGTGGTCAAATTGGTGGTAATGGTCAAGGATGGCCAGGGCCATCAGGTGCTGGTACAGCTAATTCTGGTGGTGCTGCTGGGGGTGGTGGTTATACTCCAGGAGTTAATAACCAAGCTGCTGCTGGTGGTAAAGGAATCGTTGTAATAAGATATAAATTTCAATAGAGGAACATTATAAATAGTATAAAAGAGAATTAAAATGGCAATAGATAAAATAGGATCAAAAGCATTAGTAGATTGTTCAGTTGCTGCTGCTGATATAGCGCCAGGAACAATAACTGACGCAAAATTAGCGGGTAGTATCGCTAACGCAAAACTAGCAAATACAACTGTAACTATTAATGGTACAGCAATCGCACTAGGTGCTTCGGCATCTATAAACCCAGTTTCTTGGCAATCTGTCGTTGTATCTGATGGATCAACAGTTACAACCATGGTCGCTGGCCGAGGTTACTTTGTAAATAATACGAGTGCCGCAGGTATAGTTAAATTACCAACGTCAGCGAGTGCTGGTGACACAATTGCCATCAAAGATTACGCAGGTAACTTTGCTACAAACAAATTAACCATTCAAAGAAATTCACATAATATACAAGGTGTTGCTAATGATAGTGAGATTAGTACAAACAGAGCTAGTGTTCAATTAGTTTATATTGACGCTACAAAAGGTTGGTTATATACCAACGAGTCAAATGTTGCTGATTTACAACAGGTATTGCATGTTGCTGCAACTGGTGGTACGGTTGCAACTTCAGGTAATTTTAAAATTCACTCATTTACAGGTGATGGTTGTTTTGTAGTTTCTTGTGGTGGTAATTCTGCTGGTAGTAATCTAGTGGATTATCTAGTAGTTGCTGGCGGAGGCGGTGGAGGAGGCCAAGGTGGAGGAGGCGCTGGTGGTCATAGAACAACATTTCCAAGCCCCAATTGTAACGCTGGTGATTTTCCAGTATCAGCACAAACATATCCTATTACAGTAGGTGGTGGTGGAGCAGCAAGTTCCAATGTTGGACCTGGAAATTGTAATGCAGGTTCTGGAGCTAATTCAGTATTTTCAACTATTACATCTACTGGTGGAGGTGGTGGTTCACACGGAGTAGGTAATGTTGCTGCAGCATCTGGAGGATCAGGTGGGGGTGGGGGTTACGCTGGTTCTGCTGGCTCTGGTAACACACCTCCTGTAACTCCTCCACAAGGTAATAATGGTGGAACAGGTGCCAGTGCTGGATACTCAGATGCAAGAGGTGGTGGAGGTGGTGGTGCTGGTGCTGTCGGTTCAAATACACCTGGAACAGCAGGTGGAGCAGGTGGTAATGGATCACCAAATTCAATTACAGGTTCAGATACAACAAGAGCAGGAGGTGGAGGTGCTGGGGGTGATGCTAGACCTGGACCAATTGCACCTAGTGGAAGACCAGGTGGATCTGGTGGATCTGGAGGTGGTGGCGCTGGTGCTGGTGGTGGTTCTAATCCTGGTGGAACTGCAGGATCAGCAAATACTGGTGGTGGTGGTGGAGCTGCTGGATATGGACCAGGTTATAATACAGGCGCTAACGGTGGTAAAGGTATAGTTATCATAAGATACAAATACCAGTAATTAAAACTGTTATATATATTATTGTGAATTAAGGAATTAAAAAATGAATTTGAAAAACTATTATTATTATTTTAAATCAGCATTACCTCCTAAATTATGTGATGACATAATTAAATACGGTACAGCTCATAATACAGAAATGGCTGTTACAGGTGGTGTTGAAAGAGAAGATGGATCAGGTAGAAAAGCTGATGGTAGTCTAAAAAAATCAGTAATCAATAACATACAAAAGAAAAGAAAATCCGATATTGTTTGGTTAAGCGATAGATGGATTTATAAAGAAATACACCCTTACATACACGAAGCAAATAAACTAGCAGGTTGGAACTTTCAATGGGACTGGTCAGAGTCTTGTCAGTTTACAAAGTATGGTGTAGGTCAATACTATGGTTGGCATTGTGACAGTTGGGTAGCACCTTATATTAGAAAACCAAATGAACAAGGAGTTTATCCACCAGATCATGGTAAGATAAGAAAGTTATCTGTGACTGTATCACTTAATGACCCAAGTGAATACGAAGGTGGTAATTTAGAGTTTGATTTTAGAAATGACCACGATTGGGAAAGAAATAAAAAAAAATCAATAAAATCTTGTACAGAGATTAGACCAAGAGGATCAATCATAGTGTTTCCAAGTTTTTGTTGGCACAGAGTGGCGCCAGTAACCAAAGGAACAAGGTACTCACTAGTAATGTGGAATTTAGGGTACCCTTTTAAATAATGTATATATAAGTGATAGGAGAAAAAAATGACAGTGACAACTAATAAAGAGATTATGCAAACAGATTGGTATTTTTCCACACCTGTATATTCTATAATGAAAACAGAATGGTTAAAACCAGCAATCAAAGCGACAGATAAATTTATAGATGCGGCGTATAAAAGAGAAGCGCCTAAACTAAAAGAAAGAAAAAAGTTTTTAGGTAACAAAGATTATCTAAAAGTAAAAGACCATGGAATGAGTTATCACTCAACACCTTTAAATGGCGATCCAGGATTAAAAGAATTAGAACATTATGTGGGTAACACTTCATTAAATTTATTGAATGAATGGGGTTATGACATGGACCAATATAAAATGTTTTTTACAGAATTTTGGGTACAAGAGTTTTCTAAAAATGGTGGTGGTCATCATAGTACACACGTTCATTGGGATAATCACATATCAGGTTTTTACTTTTTAAAGTGTTCAGATAAAACATCATATCCTGTCATGCACGATCCAAGAGCTGGAGCAATGATGACAAAGTTACCTCAAAAAGACGGAAATAAAATAACACCTATGATAGATCAACTACATTATAGGCCTAAACCTGGTATGTTGGTATTTTTTCCTGCGTATGTTCCACATGAATTTGCTGTTGATATGGGTGTAGATGATTTTAGATTTATTCATTTTAATTTACAAGCAGTGAGAAATAATATAGTAGGTAATAAATGAGTAAAGTAAAATTTAAAAAAAATCATTTTTTAGTTATAAAAGAAGCAGTTGATCCCAAAGTTGCTAATTTTGTTTATAATTACTTTATGATGAAAAGACAGGTAACTAAAACTCTTTTTGATTTTAGATATATAAATCCTTATAATGATGACTATGGCACTTGGAAAGATGAACAAATTCCTAATACATATTCACATTATGCTGATATTGCGATGGAAACTTTACTGCTTCAAGTCCAACCTAAAATGGAAAAACTTACAGGTATAAAATTAAACCCTACTTATTCATATGCTCGTATATACAAAATGGGTGATGTATTACATAGACATAAAGATAGATTTAGCTGTGAGATTTCAACAACAATGAATTTAGGTGGTGATGAATGGCCAATTTATTTAGAACATAAAAAAAATGTTGGATTACCTGATGATGGTTTCCCTGCTAAAACAGATAATAAAGGTACTAAGGTAGTATTAAAACCAGGCGATATGTTAGTTTACAAAGGTATGATACTTGAACATTGGCGTGAAGCGTTTATTGGACAAGATTGTGCTCAAGTTTTTTTACATTATAATAATTCATTTTCTCCTGGAGCAGATGATAATATGTTTGACCAAAGACCACACCTTGGTTTACCTAATTGGTTTAAAGGTAAAAAAATAAACTCATAAATATTAATATGAGTAAATTAGAAGAAAAGGTAAACGAGATATTAGGTATAGATAAGCCTGAGCCTACCAAAGAAATAGTTAAACAAGAATTTAAACCAGCAGTTCCTCGTAAAGAAGATGATAAGAAAGCTGATGTAGATAATGACTATAAGTACAGCAGAGAAAATTATTACAATCTTATTGAAAGAGGACAAGAAGCAATTGAAGGTATACTAGATATTGCGAGAGAGGGTCAACACCCTAGAGCTTATGAAGTCGCTGGTCAACTAATAGGACAAGTAGGACAAACAGTAGATAAACTACAAGACTTACAAAAGAAACTTAAAGACTTAAAAGAGTTACCTAAAACAGCAAACGCCAATATAAAAAACGCATTGTTTGTAGGATCAACAGCTGAATTACAAAAGATGTTAAATAAAAAATCTGTTGAAACAAATGTAGAGCGTAAAAAAGAAAATGAAAACTTTGAAGGCAAGAATATCACACCCGAGAAAACAGATACTAAAGATTAGTGATCTATCTTACAATCAACACTATCACAAGTATAATGTTAAATTAGATCAAGGCGTAGATAAAATAACTGATATTATGGAACAACCTATTGAGGTGTTTAAACATAAAATAAGTAAAACACCTAGAATGGGTGTCGGTGGTAAACCATATACTGAAAAATCTTATAGTGTTCAAGTAGGTGGTCAAAGAGTAACAAGAGCTGTACAATTAGGTTATACTCACATAGAGGCTATCGTATATGAATGAACATAGTTTTTCGTTAGAGAGTATGATGGGTGGTTGGTACATACCTGAAAAGGTTTGTGACGACTTGATAGATTATTTTGAAGATAATAAAAATCGTCATATTAAAACAAATACGATTGTAGGTAAAAAAGATGTGGTAGATGATACTAGAATGACTTTGGACAAATATAATAAACCAAAGCCATTTGAAAACTATCTAACACATTTAGATAAATGTTTAAAAGAATATGTTAAGAGATATGAGTTTAGTAATAAAGTTGCTAACTTTTTTTTATCTAAACACACTAACTTACAAAAATATAATCCTGGCCAAGGTTATTTCAAATGGCACTTTGAAGACAATGTTATTGGTAAACGGCATTTGGTCTTTATGACTTATCTTAATGATGTAGATGACGGTGGTACAGAATTTAAGTATCAAAATATAACTACATCAGCGAAGAAAGGTTTAACAATAATATGGCCTACTCATTGGACACATACACACAGAGGTCAAGTGAGTAATACAAAAACAAAATATATAACTACAGGTTGGTTTGATTTCTATGAGTAACAACGATGCATATCTAGGAAACCCAAATTTAAAAAAGGTTAACACACCTGTTGAATTTTCTAAAGAAGAAATATTAGAATATCAAAAGTGTGCTGGTGACCCTTTATACTTTATGGAAAACTATGTTCGTATAGTTTCACTTGACGAAGGTCTTGTACCTTTTAAGATGTATCCTTTTCAAAAGAAGATAGTAGAAACGATACACGATAATAGATTTACAATTTGTAAACTACCTAGACAATCAGGTAAGTCAACAACAACAATCTCATATCTTTTACACTATGCTTTATTTAATCCTAATTCTAACATAGCGATACTAGCCAATAAATCATCTACTGCGAGAGACATATTAGGTAGATTACAATTGGCATATGAAAACTTACCTAAATGGTTACAACAAGGTATTATAAATTGGAACAAAGGTAATATAGAGTTAGAAAACAAATCAACTATTGTCGCAGCGGCAACTTCATCATCAGCCATTCGGGGTGGTTCTTATAATATAATATTCCTTGATGAGTTTGCTTTCGTACCAGCGAATATATCTGATATGTTTTTCAGTTCAGTATATCCTACAATATCTTCTGGTACAAAAACAAAATTAATTATCGTATCTACACCTCATGGTATGAATCAGTTTTATAAGATATGGACAGATGCGACTAATAAAAAAAACGATTATATACCAGTTGAGGTACATTGGTCAGAAGTACCAGGTAGAGATCAAAAGTGGAAAGAAGATACAATTAGAAACACAAGTGAAGAACAATTTTCACAAGAGTTTGAGTGTGAGTTTTTAGGTAGTGTTGATACTCTAATCTCACCAGCAAAAATTAAGAATACAGTTTACATAGACCCATTACAATCAAAAGGTGGACTGCGTATGTTTAAGAGACCTGACAAAGATAGACTTTACGTTTGTACAGTTGACGTGGCCAGAGGAACAAACAAAGACTACTCAGCGTTTATAATATTTGATGTTACTAAAATAGGTGATAAGACAAATTATGAAGTAGTGGCGACTTATAAAAACAATGAGGTTAAACCATTTGTCTTTCCAAACATAGTAGCTCAAACTTGTAAAGCTTATAATGAAGCGCATGTATTAGTTGAGGTCAATGATTTAGGTCAAGCCATATCAGAAGCGATGCACTATGAGTTGGAATATCCTAATATATTGATGACTACTCAAAAGGGTAGAGCTGGTCAAATACTTGGAGCGATGTTTTCAGGTAGGGGTACATCACTAGGTATTAGAATGACAAAACAAATAAAAAAGGTCGGTTGTGCGAATTTTAAGACGCTTATGGAGGGTGATAAACTATTAATCAATGACTTTAACATAATTGAGGAAATGTCAACATTTTCTCGTAGAGGTAATAGTTGGCAGGCTGAAGAAGGCTGTAATGATGATTTAGTTATGTGTCTAGTTATGTTTGGGTGGTTATCAAATCAACCTTATTTTAAAGAGTTATCTGACTCAAACATAAGAAGTCAGATGTACATGGAACAAGAAAAACTAATAGAACAAGACATGGCACCTTTTGGATTTGTAGATGATGGTATAAACAGCGATCCTCAAAATGAAGAAACAATAGATGAATATGGTACCAGATGGTTTCCTGTAAGCAGAAAGGGACAATAATCTCTACTTTTGGGTTATTATAAATATCTACAATGATAAAAAGTTTGACTATGGGCGTAAGAAAACTTACGAATTTTGAAATTAACAATAAATTAGCTAATTAAAGAGGAGAATTAACCAATGGCATTTCAAGTATCACCTGGTGTTCTCGTACAAGAAAGAGACTTAACAAATATAATCCCAGCAGTATCAACTAGTATTGGTGCAGTTGCAGGTTCATTTGGTAAAGGTCCTGTTGATGAGATTGTTTCAATCTCTAGTGAGCAAGAATTAGTAGATACGTTTGGAAAACCTGACTCAACTAACTTTGAGTATTTTTTCACAGCGGCTAACTTCTTACAATATAGTAATGCTTTGAGAGTAGTACGAGCCCAAAATACGTCATTAGCAAATGCGTCAACGAGTGGATCAAGCACGTTGATTAAAAATACTGATGACTACCAAAACAATTATTCTACTGGTCAAGGTATCGTAGGTAATTTTGCTGCTAGAACTGCTGGAACACATGGAAATAGTTTATTAGTATCTATTTGTCCAAGTGCGACAGCTTTTGAATCAATATCTTCAGCTAAAGTAGCTTCAACTTCAACAACAAACGCAGTAGGTAATACTACTATAGCGGTTGATGATGGAAGCCAATTTAGTGTAGGCGATATTATTCAATTTTCTACAACGGCAGATACAGACGATTATGATGACGGAGACTTTTACAGAGTAACAGCTTCTGGCGCAAGAGAAACTTTGACAATTGTTCAGCACCCTAGAGGATCTGGAGGATTAAAAAGAATAATTTTAGACAATAGTAAAATAAAAAGAAGATGGAGATATTACGATTCAGTTGATAGAGCACCTGGAACTTCAGCGTTTGCATCTGCAAGAGGCGGATCAAATGATGAACTACACGTTGTTGTTGTTGACGAAGACGGCGTAATTACTGGCGAGCCAGGAAGAGTATTAGAGTCATTTTCTAGTATGTCCAAAGCGTCAGATGCAAAAACTCCACAAGGAGACATAAACTACTACCCAGAAGTAATCTACAATAAATCACAATTCATTTATTGGATGGATCACTTAACGGCTGGTACTAACTGGGGTAGCGCAGCAAGTGGAGTAACTTTTACAGCTGTAAATACTAACACTTTAGAATCACTATCTGGTGGTAACAATGGATCTACTGTAACAGACGCACAACTAAAAACAGCATACGAAAAATTCCAAGATGCTGAGACAGTTGACGTTGGTCTAATTATGGCTGGTCCTTCAGGTAGCGCAACTCATGTTGACAACCTGATTACAATTGCTGAAGAAAGAAAAGACGCAGTTGTATTTGCTTCACCACAAAGATCAGATGTAGTTAATATCACTAACTCAAATACACAGACAACTAACGTTAAAGGTTTCTTTGACACAATTAGATCGTCTTCATATGTTGTATTTGATAGTGGTTACAAATATCAATACGACAGATACGCTGATTTGTATAGATTTGTTCCACTAAACGGTGATTTAGCAGGTCTTGCGGCTAGAACAGACACTGTTGCTGATAGTTGGTTTTCACCAGCTGGTTTCAACAGAGGTATTGTTAGAGGCGCAGTTAAGTTGGCATACAACCCAACTAAATCTCAAAGAGATATACTTTACCCAGCACGTATCAACCCAGTTGCTACGTTCCCAGGACAAGGCACAATCTTATTTGGCGATAAGACAGGTCTAACTACTCCAAGTGCTTTTGATAGAATAAACGTAAGAAGATTATTCATCACTTTAGAAAAGGCAATATCAACAGCTTCTAAATTCCAATTGTTTGAATTCAATGATGAGTTTACAAGAGCGAACTTTAGAAACATTGTAGAGCCTTTCCTAAGAGAAGTACAAGGTAGACGAGGTATCACAGACTTTTTAGTAGTGTGTGATGAAACTAACAACACAGGCGAAGTAATTGATAGAAATGAATTTATTGCTGAGATATTCATTAAACCAGCAAGAAGTATCAACTTTATCACATTATCTTTCGTTGCAACCAGAACTGGCGTCTCTTTTGACGAAGTTGCGGGTTAAGGTAGAGGAGAAATAAAATGGTCCCTCGAGCCAATCAGTTTAAGGTAACAATGCCTTTTCCTGGATATGCAAGTGTTGGTGGCGAAATAGAAGACTTTGCTTTCTTATGCAAAGCTACAGCTTTACCAGAAATGACTATTGGTGAAATACCAGTTAAGTTTAGAGGTAGAGATATAAAGATAGCGGGTGATAGAACAATCCCAAATTGGACTGTGACTGTTTACAATGATACAAATTTCAGACTGAAGAATGCGTTTGAAAGATGGCAGAACGGTATTAACAATATGACTGACAACGAAGGTTTAACTAACCCAGTTGACTATCAAGTTGATGCTTTCATAGATCATTTAGACAGAAATGGTAATACAATTAAATCATACACTTTGAGAGGTGCATTCCCAACAAGTGTTGGTGGTATTCCATTAGACTATGAAACAACTGATGCGATTGAAACTTTTGATGTGACTTTTTCATATCAATTCCACGAAAGCAATACTACAACTTAATTTTCATTGGAGGGGCTTCGGCCCCTCCTTTAGAACTAGTATAAGTATTACAAAGTAAAGGAAAATATAATATGGCTGAATTATTTGGATTTAGTATTACACGACTTAAAAAACAAGCCGATCCGAAACAAAGTTTTACAACTGCTCAAGCCGAAGACGGAACACAAACGGTTTCTGCTGGTGGGCATTTCGGGTCTTACTTGGACATGGAAGGTAGTGCGAAGACAGAGCAAGACCTTATTCGTAGATATAGAGAAATAGCGATACACCCAGAGTGCGACATGGCAGTAGAGGATATTGTCAATGAAGCAATCGTAGCGAATGAATTGAAAGACGCAGTAAGAGTTATATTTAATAACCTACCTTACGGCAGAGACATACAAAGAAAAATAGAAGACGAATTCCAAGAAGTTTTAAGGTTAATGAACTTTAATACAAAAGGCCATGATATATTCAGAAGATGGTATGTAGATGGTAGAATATTCTATCAAAAGATTATTGATAGAGAAAACCCTAAAAAAGGTATAACAGAATTAAAATATATTGATCCTAGAAAGATCAAAAAGATTAGAGAAGTTAGAAAGAAAAGACCTGACGTTCCTAGTCCATCAGCTTTAAATAGTTTAGCTGTTGTAGATGAGTATATTGAATACTTTTTATTTAATGAAAGAGGTGTATCAGGTACAACTGGTACTTCTGGTATTAAGATAGCGCCAGATACAATCGCATTTTGTCCATCTGGTATCATAGATCAAAACAAAAACATGGTCTTATCATACCTACACAAAGCGATTAAACCTACAAACCAGTTGCGTATGATTGAAGACGCAGTGGTCATTTATAGAATTGCAAGAGCACCTGAAAGACGTATCTTTAAAATAGACGTTGGTAATTTACCAAAAGTAAAAGCTGAACAATATTTAAGAGACGTAATGGCGAGATATAGAAACAAGTTAGTATATGACGCTGGTACAGGTGAGATAAGAGACGACAGAAACTATATGTCAATGTTAGAAGACTTTTGGTTGCCAAGTAGAGAAGGTGGTAGAGGAACTGATATTACTACTTTACCAGGTGGTCAAAATCTAGGTGAAATGACAGATGTAGAATATTTTAGAGCGAAACTATATCGTTCTTTAAATGTTCCTGTCAGTAGATTAGAAAGCTCACAAGGTTTTAATCTTGGTAGAGCTAGTGAGATAACTAGAGACGAACTTAAATTTACAAAGTTTGTACAAAGATTAAGAAAGAAATTTACAGAATTGTTTAATGACATTATGAGAACACAATTAGTGTTAAAAGGTGTTATAGCTGAACAAGACTGGCACGTAGTCAAAGACTGCATAATGTATGATTTCATACAGGATGGACACTTTGCTGAACTAAAAAACGCTGAACTTCAAAGAGAAAGATTAGCATTAGCAAACGAAATGAGAGACTATGTTGGTAAGTTTTACTCTGTAAAATATATAAGAAAAAATGTTTTAAAACAAAACGATAGAGAAATGGAAGAAATGGATAAACAAATCAAACAAGAAATTGATGATGGTATTATTCAAAACCCCATGGCTCAAGTAACTGAGGAGAAAAAATAATGAGTGAAGAAACTAAAAACTTTATTGACAAACTTGCGGCAGGCGACAATGCTGGTGCTGGTGATGCATTTAAAGATGCATTAAGAGTTAAGGTTGGTCAAACTTTAGATAATCATAGAAAAGATATGGCTGGAAATATGTTTAATCAAACAGATAACCCTATACCTGAGGCAGAGGCACATAGTGACCCTAAACCAGAAATAGCTGATCCTGGAACATTTGATAAAGATGGAAATGTACTTGATACAACTGGTCAAAAAGATGGTAAAGCTGAACTAGATTTATCACAAGACGGAACAGCAGATACAATGGTAGGAGTAGATGTAAATGCAGGTGAGCCAAATAGTTAAACAGAATCTTTTTATAGATTCTAACACATACAATAGTCTTTCGCCTAATATGAAAGATGCTGTAAAAGATGTTTTTTCGTTTTACAATGAAGCGAAAGGCAATATAGTAGAAAGATTTGAAAGCGCAATTAAAGAAGTTGCTGCTCTACATAATTTAGAAGTTAAACAAATAGAAGATTACTTTGATAAAGAAGTGATTGAAAAATTAGGAGAAAAATAAAATGGCACAAACATTTATCGTAAAAGGTAGTGTTGTAAACAATCCGTCAGATAACACAATTGGTAGAGCCCAATTTGTTAGAATTACAGCAACAGGCGCAACACAAACTGTTACTATAAAAGGTTCTGACAGTTCTGTTTTAGGAACAGTTTACTTACACGCTGCTGGCGATACAGTAATTATAGAAAAGGCACCAGGAGATTTTGTGACTATCGCTGATGGACACGCATCTGCTGTGGGTTCGCCTAGAAGTTAATGACGATTAGTGCTACTAAACTAACTGACAATAGTTTTAACATTATAGTTAAAGCGAATGGTGTTGGTAATGAGGAAGAACAAACTCTAGTTGATGTAGTAAACTCAAATAATGCGACTTCGGAACCAAAAGTTTCAATCGCAGATATACATTATGAAATATTGGGTACAGGTAAATGTACCATATTTTTTAAGAATGATATTGAAAAAAAAGTAGAGATAGAGGGTCGTGGAAACTACGGTCTTAAACCTACAGAAGATAGAATTAAAGATGCAATAGGTGATATATTGTTAACCAGCGATTCTAATGTCACAAGTTATAATGTGGTAATAGAAGCGCAAAAAGAATCAGGATATACAAGTTAATGGCTGACACAGTAACAACACAAACAATAGCAGATACTTCAGGTGTCAAATTTGTAGCGAAACTTACAAATTTTTCCGATGGTACTGGCGAAACTTTAGTTAAGAAAGTAGATGCATCTGAACTTACTTTTATGAGTGAAGATGGAAATAGAAGTATAGCGAGAGTCTATTACTCGGTGAATGTATCAGATAGTAAATCAGGCGTAGAGTTGATATGGGATGGTACAACAAATGCGACTGCTTTATTTTTATCTGGTAATGGTTTTATGGACTTTAGAACAGATGGTAATAGTATTCCAAACAACGCTGGAACTCCTACTGGCGATGTTTTACTATCAACTAAAAACTTTGCTAGTGGCGATAATTATACAATTATTGTAGAGTTTAGATAAAAAATTGTATAAATATATAACGTAAGAGAGAGAATTTATGAAACTAATTTCCGAAGAAATAAACAACGCCGAATATATCGTTGAAGAAAAAGACAACGGTAAAAAAGATTACAAAATCAGAGGTATCTTTTTACAGAGTGATATAAAAAATAGAAATGGACGAGTGTACCCTAAAGAGGTACTAATGAAAGAAGTAAAAAGATATAACCAAGAATTTATCAATAAAAAAAGAGCATTTGGTGAGTTAGGGCATCCTGACGGACCAACTGTTAACCTAGAAAGAGTTTCACATATGATTACGAAACTTTATCCAGAGGATAGAAATTTTATTGGTGAAGCAAAAATAATGAACACACCTTATGGTAAGATTGTAAAAGGTCTTATTGATGAGGGAGCTCAACTTGGAGTTTCAAGTAGAGGTATGGGTTCGTTAGTCCAACGTGGTGGTTTTAACTATGTAAAAGATGACTTTTATTTAGCAACTGCTGCCGACATTGTCGCTGATCCGTCAGCCCCTGACGCTTTCGTAGAAGGTATCATGGAAGGTAAAGAATGGGTTTGGGATAATGGTGTCTTAATAGAAAAAGATGTTGAGGCATGGAAGATGGAGATTTATAAGGCTAGAAAAAGGGAATTAGAAGAAAAGAAAGTAAATGTCTTTAAAAACTTCCTTGAAAAGCTATAATCTTATAAATATCCTATAACAAACAAAAAATAAACGTTTATTTTTATAAGGGAGATTTCAATGGCCGAAACTAAAAACATTGAGGCAATGGAAAAGGAAATTAGCGAAGCGAGTGTAAACCCGCAAGCTGATGCTCCGAAAAAAGGCGCTGTAGCGGCTGAACCTACGCATTTAAAAAATGATGCAGAGGATTTAGGTGCGGCTGTTGTTAAACCAACAGACAGTAATCCTGACGCTTCAAAAAAGATCAATCAAGTTTCTGGTGACGCTCAACAAAAAAACCAAGGTGCTGCTGATGCAATGCCTAAGTTAAAAGAGGGTTCAAAAGAAACAGAAAAAACTCCTGACGATAAAGAAGAAAAAGCTGAAGCAATGCACGACAAAGAAGATGACAAGAAAAATATGAAAGCTGGATATATGAAGGCTGACATGCACGCTGACAAAAAAGACAAAATGATGAAAGCGGGCTATCATAAAGAACAATCTGAAATTGACATCAAAGCTGACGTTGATGCATTAGTTGGCGACTCTGATTTATCTGAAGAGTTTAAACAGAAAGCTGCGACAATCTTTGAAGCTGCGATTAAAGCAAAAGTCAAAGAAGAATCTCAAAGATTACAAGGCGAGTATGAAACTAAATTAAAAGAAGATACTGAAACTCACAAAGCTGAACTTGTTGAAAAAGTAGACTCATACCTAAACTACGTTGTTGAGGAATGGATGCAAG